ACCGGCTGCGGGTGCAGGCACAAGGCCCGCTTTGCCAGCCGCGCTGTCAGTGGCGGCGGTCATGTTGGCGTAAGTGTGGTCAGTAAAAACGGCGTTGGCCGGTACATCCTTGTCCAGCGAGTGAGTGCAGGCCACCGGCTTGCCGCCGATGATATATACCGGTTTCGTCGCACTGCCCGCCATCGCAGTGTCAAGTTTTACAGCGCTGGTAGCACTGCCGCCTGCAGATGCAGAACCCGCGTAGCTGTGCGCGTGATTCTTGGCCGCAAATACGCTTTCCGCCTTGCTCTTGATGTACGCCCACAGCATACTCATGGGCCTGCGGTGGAAGGTGGTGCTGGTGCCGCCGCCAACGTACTGGCTCACATAGTAGTCCGCATCAGTAGGGGTCGAAGCATCGGTGGTCAGCGCGTTGATCATCGTGTTCAGGTCATCGGCGGTCTTGTTTGCTTTGTCAGTCAGCTTTTTATCCACCTGCGTGCGGGTGTAGTAGTCGCTCATGTTTACCGTCACCATGCTGTCACGCCAGGCATTGGTGTCGCGGTCCCATACCCAGATGCTGTCCGTGGTGCCCACCACAGCCCACCAGCCGTTTTCACCCACGGGCACCGCAGCAGTCAGGGCGTCTGAGGTCTCATACCAGCCCTGCGCGCCCAGCGTAATGGTGCGCACCTGCTCGAAATATTCCTTTGTGGCCTGCAGGTATTCACCGGATTTTGTTTCGCTGCCCTTCGCATTGGATGCGCTTGTGCCAGCATTGGTCTCGCTAGTCTTTGCTGCGCTTGCGCTGGTGCTGGCAGTGCTGGCCGCACCTGTGGCATTGCTGGCCGCGCTGGATGCTGTCTGGGCATCTTTTTTTGCGGCTGCTGCACTGTCAGCAGCTGCGGTTTTGCTGGTATTGGCATCATCTCGCGCCGCTTCGGCTTTCTTTGCGTTGGCCTGAGCACTGGCGGCGCTGGTACCAGCATTTGTCTCGCTAGTCTTTGCTGCGCTTGCGCTGGTGCTGGCATTCGTTTCACTCGTTTTTGCGACCTTCGCACTGGTCATGGAGTTTGTCTCCGAGGTCTTTGCCGCACTGGCCGAACTGGCAGCAGTTGTTTCGCTGGCCTTTGCTGCCTTTGCACTGGCGGCAGCGGCATTCACAAAGGTCTGTCCGTATGCCTCCACTTCCGCCTTCAGCGTCGCCATAAAGTCCCGGATCTCAGAAATGTCAGTTTTTGTGTCTACCACCAGGCCTTCCAGGCATTTTGCCTTGCCAAGCGTCGTGTGGAACGCACAGTTCACCATTCCGCCAGTGGTAATAAGGCCCACCACAATAAAGAACACATCGCCCTGATACGCTACAGCATCCGCCGCCACAATCCAGTCAAACACCACCGCATTGCCTTCAGTGTGTTTGCTCGTCACCGTGTAATAGTTTTTGTCACCGTTTGCATTCTGGTAGTTGATGCGCAGGTCAAACTTCGACATATCGTATCCGCGCCATGTTTTGTTCATTCTAAATCGGATGCGGTTCGCGTCTTTATCTCCCTCAACGCCCAGCACCACACCCCGCTCCGGGATGGCAATTATGCGCAGGTCTTCATCGATCACAAAATCATAAGCGGTATCTTCTTCGCTCACATCTGCCATTGCTGCAAACTGCTTGTCCAAATCCACCATGTCATTTCACCTGCTCGATCAGTACCTTGTTTGTCATCATCCGCGTCTTGCCATTCTGGCCAGCAAGATACACCTTAAAGCTTTTTCCGTCCGTCACCTCGTCGGGTACGGCGCACTCACCTTCCGCGCTCACAGTCACCGCATATTCGTCGTTGAACACAGCAATTTTCTTGGCCATAAGCCACTCCGGGTCACTCTGCTCAAAGTGGCAGCGCAGATAGCCTTTGCTTCCGGCTGTCACGCCGGCAAAATCACCGCGCTTTGCCAGCTGCTGCCCTTCCACGGCAAACTTCAGCATCCGCATTGTTTCTCCTCCCTGTCGCACTCGGCATACAGCCGCCATTCCAGTTCGCTGATAAGGTTTTTGGTCGCTTCCATCGTGCTGGAACTCTGCGGCGGGTCAAACAGCATCTTCACCTTCAGCGCCGTATAGCTCTTTACCGCTTCAATGTCTGCCCTGTTCTGGCAAAACTCGCTCCATGTTGCCGTTGCATCGCTGATGCCAAAGCCCTCCTGAGGCCCAACACCCATCTGCCGCAGGATCATCAGCACGCTGTTGATGTGCATGATAAGGTCTGCATCAAACGCCGTATACTCCTCGGTAAGTCCAAGGAGTTTCTTCACCGAGGTAAGGATACTGTCCATTTCCGATCACCTCAGTCTACAATGCACTGATTGTCCCACTTCTTGTAGGCGTCCAGATAGGTCTCGCCCTTATCGCCGTCGTGGGTGATCTCGTAGTACATACCGTCAGACACGGTGGTACTCACCAACGCCTTCCAATTCTGCAGGGTTTTGCTGAACCATACGATGAACACGTCCTCCATCGTCAGCTTCTTGCCGTCGGTCACGTCCACGTGAGCGTTAAAGTAGTCCACCACCAGCTGCTTTGCGCGGTTCAGCATTGCATCGTTTTTCATTTTGTTTTCCTCCTTTTATTATTCCTCGTGATCCATCACGCCCTCGGCTGCAATGGCTGCATTTGCCCAGAACAATGCCTCGTCCAGCTTTGTCAGTGCCAGACTGCGTTCCCTGCTTGGCGCAATACGCCGCACCATTCCTTCTGCCTCCTGCATCTTCAGCCGCAGGTTTGTGCTGTATGCCGCTTCCGCAACATTGAATTTTCGTACAGGGTACATCTTCATTTCCTCCATGGGCATGTGTCGCCAGGTCGTCTTTCGGCAAATGCAGGCTTTAGGATCGTATCATCTCCATAGTGGATGGCCTTGTGGGTCCGATCGCTCACGCAGATCACGTTTTCCGGGTCCAGAAGTGCGTCTGAGTGCTGAAGCACGTCCTCTTTCGTCAGCGGGTTCAGATGGTGGATAATAATGCGCGGCCGGATGGGTTTGCCGTTTCGTATCACCCAGTCGGTGATCTCGTGATCTTTGCACGCAAGGTCACACCCAGCGTCCCGCACAATGATCCTGTCCCGGAACTGCCGCCACTCTCTTGACTGGTAAAAACTCTGATTTAGCCACCGGTCAAAGCCAAAGGTGTCGTATCCAACCGTACCGTGCAGTTGCAAATAGTGGAAGCGGTCTTCAAACGTTGCATACTGACAAAGTTCAGTATAGGTCTTCATAAGCAGCTCACGCCCCAGCAGATCATGGCGAATACCGTGCAGATCATAGAGAGGCAAATCAACTTACTATGCAGGTTCTTATGGCCTTCCATTTCGTCATGGTAAGCGCATATAAATGTAAAAATCAGCGTACACCAACAGCCAAATCCGCCGAACCACTTATCAATAATTTGTGGAAGCCCGACCGCAATAGCCGTCAAAAGCGACAGAATACTAGGAGGCAAATACCACCAGTACCGCTTGTTTGTCAGTCGTTCTCGGTCTGTGAACAAGCATGCAAGCATGATCCACGGCATCGCCGCCATCAGCCAGAAACAGATTTCTTCAAATGCCGTCATCATAAAAATCCTTTCTTCCGCAACATGTCATCTGTAAGCAGCATCGGTGCCCATGCAACTGCTCCAGTCAAAAGAACTGCCTTCCATTCGCACAGGATATTGCGCTTTACCAGAAAAACCGCTGCTGTAAAGTAGATAAAAAACAGCACTGCCAGAACGACTTAGGCTACATAAGAGCTTTTAAAACTCATAGTCTGGGGCCTCGTCTTCGTCCACGCCATTGTACTTTGCCATGGCTTTCAGCACATTTGCGTACATTTCTTTGGTGTCCTTTGCGTTTTCTAGTGTCTCGGTCTTTGCCCGGAGCAGTTTGTTTTCTTCTTCCAGTTTTTTCTTTTCAAGGTCCGCTTTCATAGTAGCCAGCTTCAGGAAGTGCGTTGTTTCTGCACTTGAAGCCGTCCCTTCTCGTAGCCTTCTTTCCACCAGTTGCATGGTCAGGTTTATCATGTACTGTTCCTGTGCTTCCGGACTTGTTGCAGGCCGGGCCGAAGCCACAGCCGCTTCTCCCGGTGTGTTCTTCTTCGGTCGCATTCAAAAGGCCCTCTTTCTTTTGTTGTCTAAAATTCAGTTTTTGCAAAGGCTTATGGGTGCTGTGGCAGTGCTTTTCATTTGAAGGGAGAAAGCAAACATTCCGTATAAAGGAGAACAATACAGAATGCCCGATGCCGATGGAGGTCGAACGTCATGAACT